CGGCTGTGCTTCGGGTCTTTTTTTATGCCCGGAGGTGGACGATGCCCAGAAAACCCAAGCGGCCTTGTTCCTTCCCCGGCTGTCCCGAGCTGGTGGAGGGCAGGTACTGTGAGAAACACAAAAGAAAAGTTGACCGCCATTACAACCGCCACCAGCGTGACCCCAAAACAGCGAAACGCTATGGCAGACGCTGGCGAAAGATCAGAAAGGTTTTCCTTACAGCACATCCACTCTGCGAACTGTGCAGGGAGCAAGGCAGGTATACGCCCGCCGAAGAAGTTCATCACATCAAGCCGCTGTCTGAAGGCGGAACGCATGACTACGAGAACCTGATGGCGCTCTGCAAGTCCTGTCACTCGAGAATAACTGCCAAAGAGGGCGGACGCTGGGGCTAAACACCTGTGCTAATCAATTTCTTCTGCGTTCGCTTTGAAGCTTTCGCACCTCCCCCAGGGGGGTGTCAATCTCTACCGCACCTTAAGCGATCAACGGGCGGTGGGTCACGCACGAAAAAACTTCAATTCAAAGGGGGGATTAACCCCTAGCAGCCGGAAAGGAGGTGCTTTTGTGGCAAAAGACGGAACATACCGCGGTGGCAGACGAGTGAAAGCCGGCAGCAAGCCGGATGCACTCGCCGATAAAATCGCCGCCGGAAAAGAAGCAAAAATACTAGAAACCTATGACTTTGACCCGGAAGCACTCTTTGCTCCGGATGAGCCGGATGATGTGTCTGATCTTTTCGGCGAAGAGATGCCGAGTCCTTCGGACTACCTCTCCGCCAGACAAAAGGACGGCAAACCTCTTGGTGCGGATGAAATCTATGCCGAGACCTGGAAATGGCTGAAAGACAGGCGCTGTGAGAAGCTCGTGAACCCAAGACTCTTGGAATCCTACTCACAGGCTTTTGCCCGCTATATCCAGTGTGAACAGGCCATCAGTACCTACGGTCTTTTAGGTAAGCACCCGACCACAGGCGGGGCAATTGCCAGCCCCTTTGTCTCCATGAGCCAGTCTTTTCAAAAGCAGTCCAATCTCATCTGGTATGAGATTTTCGACATCGTTAAGCAGAACACGACGACCGCCTTTATCGGCAGTCCCCAGGACGACATGATGGAGCGCCTTCTTCGGACAGAGGAGGGCGAGCGATGACACACACATTTATTGATTTGTTTTCCGGCATTGGCGGCTTCAGGCTCGGCTTTGAACGAGCCGGCTGGACATGCGTCGGAAGCTGTGAAAACGACAAATTTGCAAGAAGTTCTTATGAAGCTATGTTTGACACGAAGGGAGAGTGGTTTGGTGAAGACATCCGAAAAATTAAATCAGAAGATATCCCCGTTGCCGACTGCTGGACCTTCGGCTTTCCCTGCCAGGACATCTCTGTTGCAGGATATCAAAGAGGACTTTGTGCACAGCGATCTGGACTTTATTTTACAGTCCTTGACCTCGTCAAAGGCAAGAAGGAAAGCGATAAACCCCGATGGCTTGTCGCTGAAAACGTTAAAAACCTGCTGGGCATTCATAGCGGATGGGACTTTGCCCGAGTTCTCCTTGAAATGGACGAAGCAGGGTACGATGTCTTCTGGCAGGTGCTCAACTCCAAAGACTATGGCGTGCCCCAGTCAAGAGAACGGGTTTTCCTTATTGGACATCTTAGAAGCCGAGGCCGATGCGAAATACTACCTTTCACGGGAGAAAACGGCAAAACTCTTAAAAGGCTTGTAGATGGCAGCCAAGGCTATCGGGTCTATGATCCGGGTGGCACATCCGTCACACTTCAATCGTCTGCAGGAGGGCTCGGTGCAAAAACCGGGCTCTATTTGATTTCGCAGGAAGGCATGACGGTCCATAAAGACAAAGTCAAAACACGTGATCAGTCCACCTGCATCGTCGCCACCTACGGGCACGGGCTCGACAACAAGGGGATGCGGACAGGTGTTTTGGAAGCGAGAGCTGTTTTTACGCCAGGGCGGGATAAGGCAAGAAACCCCACCTGTCGCCGCTTCAAAGAGGACGGTGAGCCCTCCTATACCCTTACAGGTCAGGATAGGCACGGCGTGATGCTTTCCGACGGCAAACACTATGCCATCAGACGTTTAACTCCCCGTGAGTGCTTTAGGCTTCAGGGTTTTCCCGATGATCTTTATGAAAAAGCGGCAGGAGTCTGTTCCGAGTCGCAACTCTACAAACAAGCGGGCAACGCCGTCACCATCACGGTGGCGGAAGCGGTTGCCCGAGAATTATTACGTGCTGAGGAGGAATGGAAATGAAACATTATAAAGCCGCCGAATCCGTGACCAAGGGTCATCCGGACAAGCTCTGCGACTATATCGCCGACCGAATATTGGATCGATATCTGAGAGACGATAAGAATGCCCGTGTTGCCGTGGAAGTGATGGCGACCAAGGGTCTCATTCTGATTGCGGGCGAAGTGACGAGCACCGCAAAGGTGAATGTGAAACAGATCGCACGCTTTGCTCTGTCGGATATTGGCTACGACCCTTTCCGTTTTCGGATTAAGATCAAAATCCATAAGCAAAGTCCTGACATTGCACAAGGTGTCAATCAGGGTGACCTTATCGGTGCTGGCGATCAGGGTATTGTTTACGGCTATGCGACGGATGAAACGCCGGAGTACCTGCCGCTTGCTCAGGTGCTGGCACGAAAGCTCACTAGAAAACTCGAGGAAGTCTGGGAAGAAGGTATTGTCAAAGGTCTTAAGCCCGACGGCAAGTGCCTGGTTGTTCTGGAGTATGAAGACGGCGGAGCCAGCCGTGTGCAGTCGGTGGTGCTCTCCACCCAGCATGATGAAAAGCTTAACGTGAAAGAACTCAGACAAGCTATTTTGGCGGAGGTGATCCGCCCCGTGCTTGACAGAAGATTGCCCTATTTGGAAGAAGATATCTACATCAATCCGACCGGACGCTTCGTCCTCGGAGGGCCAGAAGCGGATACAGGGCTTACAGGCAGAAAGCTGGCTGTTGATACTTATGCCGGCCTTGCCCGCCATGGTGGCGGAGCCTTTTCGGGCAAAGACCCGACCAAGGTGGACCGCTCGGCGGCCTACATGGCAAGGCTCATCGCCAGAAGCATCATCTCTGCCGGCTTTGCCAAAGAATGCGAAGTCTCCATCGCTTATGCCATAGGAAAGCCCGATCCTCTGTTTTGGGACATCGACTGCTTCGGTACGGAAACCCGTGATCTTGAGGAAATCAAGGAACGCTGTGAGACGCTTTTCCCTTTGTCTGTCCTGCCCATGATTCAGTATCTGCGGCTTCGCCGGGGTGGCTATGCAGACCTTGCGATTAAAGGGCACTTTGGCAATACTTTTGAACCCTGGGAGAACAGTCTTGCAGGGCTGCTTTTAAGAAAAGGGGGCGGACTCCATGCAGATGACGAGTAAATTTGAGAAAGTCCCCATTGATAAGCTCGTACCCTATGCGAGAAACGCTAGAACCCACTCCAAAGAACAGATCCTGCAGCTCAGGTCTTCCATCCGGGAGTTCGGCTTCTTAAATCCCTGCCTGATTGACAAGGACTATAACGTCATTGCCGGGCACGGCAGAATCCTTGCCGCCAAAGAGGAAGGCTTGACGGAGCTGCCCTGTGTTTTCGTGGAACACCTGACTGAAGCGCAGAAGCGGGCCTATATCATTGCCGATAACCGTCTCGCTATGAATGCGGGCTGGGATGAGGAGATGCTTTCTGTTGAACTATCCGATCTGGAAGGGGTTGACTTTAACCTTGATCTTCTGGGATTTACCGACAGCGAACTAAAAAAACTCTTAGGTAGTCTGGAAACTGAGGAGGATGACTTTGACCTCACCGCTGCCCTGGAAGAAGCAAGCTTTGTGAAGCCGGGCGATATCTGGATAGTTGGCCGTCACCGCTTGATCTGCGGAGATGCAACAAAAAAGGAAGACGTGGAAAAACTGATGGACGGCAAAAAGGCCAATCTCATTCTGACCGATCCGCCTTATGCTGTGAGTTACAAGAGTTCATCAGGACTTTCCATTCAAAACGATAATTTAAAACCCGAGGAATTTTTCAAGTTCCTGCTCTCATCATTCAAGAATATGATCACTGCCTGTGAACCCGGTGCATCCGCCTATGTCTTTCATGCGGATACGGAGGGGCTTGTTTTTAGAAAAGCCTTTGAAGAAGCGGGCTTTCATTTGTCGGGTGTTTGCATCTGGGCGAAGGACTCACTTGTTCTGGGCAGGTCGCCCTATCAGTGGTCGCATGAGCCGATCCTGTTTGGCTGGACGAAAAAAGGTAAGCACCGCTGGTATTCAGGGCGGGCGGAAACCACGGTCTGGCATTTTGACAAGCCAAAGCGAAATGAGAACCATCCGACCTCCAAGCCGATTGACCTCTTGTCTTACCCGATTCAAAATTCGAGTCAGGCAAACGCCATCGTGCTGGATTTATTCGGCGGGAGCGGCTCTACTCTCATCGCCTGTGAGCAAACTGACCGTATCTGCTATATGGCGGAGCTTGATGACAAGTATGCATCCGTCATTCTCCGGCGCTATGTGAAATACAAAAACGGTGTTTCCAATGACGTTTTTGTCCTGCGTGACGGTAAAAAAACCGCCTACGAAAAGCTTGTCAAAACTGTTGAATGATAACCAATTTTGAGCTGTAAATTTGTCGGGTAAATAAGCTGAAATGCCTGATAATAAAGGCTTTTAGGACTTGGCTTTCCTTCCTTTTAGAGCGAACATGTACGTACAAGAACAAGGAGGAAAAGACCATGACAAACAAAGAACTAAAACGACAAAGTTTCCTTGAAGTAACAAAGAACCGCCGGGTAAAACAAGATGCCTTTTACCGGAGATTTCCTGAAAGAAAGCTCTACGACGAAGGTAAAATCGGCTGGAACGAGTACCGGAAGCTCGCCAAAGAGACCAAGGAAAAAGAGCGGGCACACTACCGGGGAAACGCCAACTACGACCTCTACGATGACGGCCTGATTACCTGGGACGAGTTCCAAGACTTGGAAAGAGGGAGGTAAACGAGATGACCAAGTTTTCGATCAAAGAGAGATCACGAAAAGAACTGGCCGAGACTCTGGCTGACCTTCTCGAAACAAAAGCGAAATACCAGGGCGTTCCGACCTGCGCCTACCAAATCGGCGAGACAACGGTAGAGCGTGACGGCACGGTCTTCTGGGATAAAGCACTCAGCGAAAGCCAAATCCATGAGCTGACCGCAAAGCTGGAAGCGGTGGGTTTTCCCTTGACCGACAGCTTTACCATCAGCTTTCCGGATGACAAGATTTCCACCGAGACGCTTGAAAAGCTGGACCTGATCCTTCGCTCCAAGGGCAGCCTCATCAAAAAGGCGCTGGGCGCAGACCGCATCCTCGTGGAGCATGACATCGGGGTAGTCAACTTTCCCTGGTTTGACAGGCTCCTCACAGCCGATGAAGCGAGAATCTACACCGAGTTCATCAGCCTGCTCGTTGCCAGCGCCGGAGCGCAGACCAGAGTTCTTGAGAAAGAAACCAAAACGGACAATGAGAAGTATACCTTCCGCTGTTTTCTCCTGCGCCTTGGCTACATTGGCGACGAGTTCAAGGAAGCAAGAAAGCTGCTCCTGAAAAACCTCGAAGGTTCCTCTGCTTTCCGAAACCCGAAGGAGGCAAAGTGATGAGAGAAATTAGCCAAGCAAGGCTTGAAGCCTTAAGAAAAGAATATCCTGCAGGATGCCGCATTGAACTTTTGAAAATGGATGACCCCTTCGCTCCACCCATCGGCACAAAAGGCACGGTGATCGGTATTGATGACATCGGTTCGATCATGGTCCGCTGGGATGATGGGTCAAGCCTGAACGTTGCCTATGGTGAAGACCAGGTACGGAGGATCAGCCATGAATGAGACCATCAGAGAGCAAATCCTCGCTATCCGGGATACGGGCCTGACAAATATGTTTGATATCAATACTGTTCAGCGGCTGGCCTTTGAGCGGGACTACTTTGAACTGGTCTGCTTTCTGGAGGACGATCCCAAAGCCTATGTCCGCTTCATTTTGACGGGAAAGACGGAGGATTAGGCCATGTGGAAAAAAGGAACTATCGGCATACCGAAAGAAGACGGCGGCTACACCGCCTGCAAATATTGGCTCAAGCATTTTGATAAGCCCAGCGTGTACGGGATTGATAAGGGCAGGATTTCCAAACTCATGCTTAAAATTGACGGCGAGGTCGTCTGCAATTTTGACCGGGGCTGGGATATCAGACCAAGCTCAGAGGATGCAGAAAAGGCACTTGCGATCCTGCTTCACGAATACAACTAAACCTATGATCAATTAGAAGCATCAGCCCTTAGGGGCTTTTGCTCGTAGTGCGGCCTTAGGGGGTCGTTTTTTTATGGGAAGGAGGAAGTGTGAGACAACTGGAAATTTATAAACCGACTCGCTTCATGCTGCCGACTTCCCGCTATGACAAAGCTTCGGCAGATAGGGCGGTTGCTTTTATCAGCTTGCTGAAACATACCAAGGGTGAATGGGCGGGCAAATCCTTTCACCTGATCGACTGGCAGGAGCAGATTGTGCGTGACCTCTTCGGCATCCTAAAACCGAACGGCTACCGCCAGTTCAACACCGCCTATATCGAGATTCCGAAGAAGCAGGGCAAGTCCGAACTGGCCGCGGCGATTGCTCTCTACCTCACCTGCGGTGACTTTGAAAAAGGCGGCGAGATCTATGGCTGTGCCGCTGACCGCCAGCAGGCTTCCATCGTCTTTGATGTGGCTGTCCATATGGTGGAGCAAAACCCAGCATTAAAGGCCAGGATTAAACCTCGGCTTTCTCAGAAAAGACTTATCTATAAACCACTTCACAGTTTCTATCAGGTCTTGTCCTCGGAAGCGTACTCAAAACATGGCCTGAATGTTCACGGCGTGGTCTTCGATGAGCTTCACGCTCAGCCGAACCGCAAACTCTACGATGTGATGACCAAGGGTTCAGGTGATGCGAGAAAACAGCCTTTGTTCTTTCTTATCACGACCGCCGGAACCGATCGGCACTCCATCTGCTGGGAGGTCCATCAAAAAGCGGATGACATCCTGCACGGCAGAAAACGTGACCCGAGTTTTTACCCGGTGATCTACGGCGCAGAAGACGATGAGGACTGGACAGATCCCGATGTCTGGAAGAAAGCAAACCCTTCGCTTGGCGTCACGGTCGATATTGAAAAACTACACATTGCCTGTGAATCAGCCAAGCAGAACCCTGCTGAAGAAAACACCTTCAGACAACTCAGACTCAATCAGTGGGTCAAACAGTCGGTGCGCTGGATGCCAATGGAAGCCTGGGATAAATGCTCCCTTGCTGTTGACCTGGAAGCCCTGGAAGGGCGTATCTGCTACGGCGGGCTAGATCTTTCCAGCACCACCGACCTTACAGCTTTTGTGCTGGTCTTTCCGCCTGATACCGAGGATGGCTCGTTCGATGTGCTGCCCTTTTTCTGGATGCCGGAGGACAATATCCCACTGCGGGTAAACCGAGACCATGTGCCTTATGACCTCTGGGCGAAGGAAGGACAAATCCTCACAACGGAGGGAAATGTCGTCCACTACGGCTTTATCGAAAGCTTTATTGAGGAGTTGGGCGAAAGATATAACATCAAGGAAATCGCCTTTGACCGCTGGGGTGCTGTGCAGATGAGTCAGAACTTAGATGACCTCGGCTTCACGGTCGTTCCTTTCGGTCAAGGCTACAAGGATATGAGTCCGCCTTCCAAGGAACTGATGAAGCTGGTGCTGGAAGGAAAACTCCGCCACGGCGGACATCCGGTATTGCGCTGGTGCGCCGACAATATCTTTATCCGCACCGATCCTGCCGGAAACATCAAGCCTGACAAGGAAAAATCGACCGAACGCATCGACGGTGCAGTGGCGCTCATCATGGCACTTGACCGGGCGATTCGGGGTCAGGCTGGTGACAAGGAAAGCTCTGTCTATGATGAGCGCGGGCTTTTACTCTTTTAGAAAGTTGAGGTGATGCCTTCTGGGAATCTTTAAAAATCTATTCAGGAGCCGGGACAAGCCGGAGCTTACGAAACCGAGCACGCCTCGGTTTTTCTTTGCCCCGACATCAAGCGGCAAGCAGGTGACGGAAAAGACGGCCATGCAGTCAGCAGCGGTGTATGCCTGTGTGCGTGTTATCGCCGAGACGATTGCCAGTCTCCCTTTGCACCTCTACCGCTATGTGGATGAGGGCAAGAAGCGTGATCCTAGTCACCCTCTCTATACGCTCCTCCATAATGCACCGAACCCCGAGATGACGAGCTTCATCTTTCGGGAAACCCTTATGACGCATCTTCTTTTATGGGGAAACGCCTATGCTCAGATTTTAAGGAACGGTCACGGTGAGATCGTAGGAATTTATCCGCTTCTTCCGGACAGGATGCAGGTTGCAAGGGATGAGGACAAAAACCTCATCTACCTTTATCAAAGCGGCATGAAGCAGATTGCTTTCCGTCAGGAGGAGATTCTCCATATACCTGGGCTTGGCTTTGACGGCCTTGTCGGTTATTCACCGATTGCGATGGCCAGAAACGCCATCGGGATGGCCATGGCCACCGAGGAATTTGGCTCGTCCTTCTTTTCAAACGGTGCAGCACCGGGCGGAATATTGGAACACCCCGGCACCTTAAAAGACCCGTCCAAGGTCAGAGAAAGCTGGGAGGAGCTTTTCAAAGGTTCGGGCAATGCCAACCGGGTCGCTGTTTTGGAAGAAGGCATGACCTATAAGCAGATCGGCATCCCGCCGAATGAAGCCCAGTTTTTGGAGACGAGAAAGTATCAGACGGAAGAAATCTGCCGCATCTACCGTGTACCGCCCCATCTGGTGGCAGACCTCGACAAGGCGACCTTTTCCAATATTGAACATCAAAGCATCAGCTTTGTCGTTCATACGATAAGGCCCTGGCTCGTGCGTCTGGAACAGGCGATGGACAAAGCTCTGCTCTATCCGGAAGAACAGACCCGGTATTTTGTGGAGTTCAATGTGGACGGGCTTTTGAGGGGCGACTACGAGAGCAGGATGCAGGGCTATGCCACGGCAAGGCAAAACGGCTGGATGAGCGCCAACGATATCCGGCGTTTGGAAAATATGAATCTCATCCCGGATGAGGAAGGAGGCAATTTGTACTTAATCAACGGCAACATGACAAAACTCAAAGACGCCGGGTTATTCGCCGGCCAGGGGGTGAAAGAAAGTGAAGAATAAAAAATTCTGGAAGTTTCTAAACGATCTTCCGGACGAA